GTAATATTGTTCACCTGTATATTCATCTACAAAAAAATTACCATTAGATTTAAAACCACCACGATTTTTAATTCCGTGAGCATCAATTATCTGCTCTTTCTCCATTTGTTTGGCTTCTCTTACTGCTAATAATAAATCTATTGCATCAAATTTGTTTTCATCAAGTTGTTCGCTTGCCTTCCATTTGTGAAATTTTCTTATTTGTTCACCTAACCATTCTACTGCTGTCATCTTGTTCCTGACATCAGGAAGATGTTCTGTTTCTTTAGTTTCCATTGTATCCATATTTAATTACCTCACATATAATATAAGTAAGTTTATGTCTTCTTAATGATTCACAAAACTCATCTGCTTCTTTAAATGAATCTAATTCAATAGATTCTTGCATCCAGTCTGGACCATCCATTGTAAATACTATAAATTGTTTAGTTTCCATTGTCTTGTTGTTTGTCTAATTGTGCTATATACACGGTAGGTATTACAACTGCCCACCACTTCCAATCAAAAAGTGTAGCATCATATATAAGATATAGTGAAGCACTCAAATATCCTCCGTTTAATATTTTAATTATCCTGTTTGCCATAAGTTTCGTTGTAATATTTTTCTACCACTCTTGTTCTTCCAGAATGTGGATAATACATTTCTATTGCTTTCATTATCTGCTCTTTCTCCATTTGTTTGGCTTGTTCAAATAAATCTCGATATTGTGTCCCTCTCCATCTAATTTCTTGATTCTGTGTTATCTTATCAAATAACCAATCTACTGCCGTTTGTTTATTTTCCATTGTCTTATTGTTTAGCTATTTCTATAAGTTTATCAATACAAGCATTCTCTGCCTCTTCGTAGGTTTTAAAGTATTTATGGTCATCCTTTGAATGATATATAAAATCGTTGATTTTTATTATATCTATTCTAACATACCAATTGATTGGTGTACTGATATGTAAATCAATACAACCAAATAAATCATACTTCTCCCTAAACCATCTAAATACTTGTTGTTTAATGGGTGCAAGAGTATGTATAGAATGTAAATCTTGCATTTCAATATTTTTTTTTAATAATATATCTGATTCATTAAAATAAGCTATACACTTTTCATCAAACCCTAATTGCTTTAAGGCTAAAGCTTGCTCGTATGTTACAAATTCATTTTCCATTATATTTCAAATTTGGTAAATACTGCGGATTAAATACCCCAGTATGTGGTTGATGATTGACTGAATAAGATGCCGTAAGTTTTTCTACACTTACGGGCTTTGGTATCTCTTGCATCTCACAAGATGTACATAATATTGTACATAAAATTATAATTCTGTGCATTTGTATATTATTTTAAATCTTCTTGTAATCTTCCATTTTGCAAACATTAATCCAAAAGAAAACCAAGAATTAGTTTTAAATGTTTCAGTAAATCTTGTATTGTTGTAATCGCCAATTAAAAATGCTTCATCCATTGAACAGTCATGGTTAACACTCCAATTTATTTTACTTTCCATTGCAATTATGATTTAGTTTAAAAGTATCAGTTCTATTCCCGTAAACATAGTATGTAGAATCAAAGTCATCGTGAAAATCTTCTTCTACCAGTTTCAAATATACTCTTTTCTTTGGTACATTACTTTTTTCTATTGTATATAAACACAATATGGCAAGTATTCCTATTACGATTAATATTAGCTTTCTCATTTTAAAATAAGGTTAGTTGAACTTTTGGTTTATAGCTTGAATCGTATTTTTGATTTTCGCCTTTTGGATAATTTTCAATTTTATAATTTAAAGACTTCTTAAAATGCTTTTTTAACTTTCCAATAAAATAAATATATCTATGTTTTGACGACCTAAATTTTCTAATTGAATAATCTATATCTTTTGAATAATGTCTTGAATGAGTTCCATCTTCAAAACCTATGTCAGTTCTTTCTTTTGTAGCACCAGTATAAATCCAATTTGTTGCTTGATAAATATATCCATTGTGATTCATACTTGTATCGGCATAAGAAACAAGAATCATATTATCATTAATTAGTTTGAGACATTTGCTTACAAAATAGGACAATACATTCTTTTCAAGATTATCATCAACACAAAGTCTATTTAATTCATAAACATATTTACTATTTTCTTTTCCGCAAACTCCATCGCATAAACTTGGAGATGCTTGCTTTCCAATTGTCATAACTCCACATAATACATTGCAATTATATAAACCAAAAGCAAATGAAATAGATGGTATTCTTTTAGCGTAATGCTTATTCAATAGCCAATCGTATGTCAAATTACTTTCAATGCTAATTACTTTATATTTATCAGTTATAGACATTATTCTAACGGTTTAATATTTCCAGCTTCATCTAATCTAACATCAAAGTCTGCCAAGTTCTGAATAAATTTTTTATAACCTTGCACCTTAGCCAAGTTTACATCGCCATTGCACTTGCTCCATATATCTTGCTTTTCCTCGCCTGATAATCTGAGTATTCCAGTTTCCTTAGCTATGTCATACAATGAACTTAAACCTCCCTCATACCATTTAAACTTCTTATCGTTTGCCAAACTATGAGCATAGTCATTAGCATTAATTATCGCTTGTTCTTTTAGTATTGAAATCTTTGGCTTTGGAGATGGCTCATCTTCCACTACTCTTTGGCTAATGATCCTTGTTTCCTCTGCTGAGAACTCTAAGTATCTTGCCATTATTCTGCCAAAGAATTCGCAAGAAAAGTTCTCGTAGCATTTAGCATCTATTCCAAGCTTACCAGCTACTGCCATATCAAATGCAAGTTTAATTTCTGCGATTGTTACATTGGCAAAATTTGTTTTGATAAAGTTTATTAGTACAAAGCTTTCTTCTTCTGTTGGCATATTGTTTGCTCGTAAGCCAACCAAAAGCATCGAATAGCGTAATACTTGCTTTAACTCTTTTTCGTCCGTTACGCGCAAAGTATTGCCTTGTCTTGCTTGCATTAACTGCTCAGCTAAAGCATTACCCCCAATTGCGTAAGGCTTCCATTCTTGCAGCTGATGTTCCGAGTTTCTCTGAGTTGTTAGTTCCATTGTTTTTAAATTTAGTTGAGTTAGTAATCCAAGTTTTTATTCTTCTGCTAATATCGAAATACTTTTCGTTTTCCCATCTCTCTTTCCCTTTTTTATCTTTTTCAGTCCAGTAAGAATAAAAGTTGTCATACTCATCTCCTAATTCAACAACGTATTGTAAAAGTTGAACACTAAAAGATACCTTACTTTCTTTTTCTTTTATTTCATTTACTTTACTTTCCTTTTCTTTCCTTTGTTCAACGGTCGTTGAACGGTCGTTGAGTTGTCGTTTAGCAGCGGACTTTAAACCAGCTTCTCTTCTTTGTTCTTTCATTCTAAAGTAAGGCTCTAAGTAAACTAACATCTTAGGAGAGAAAAACTTTTGCGATTCATCTATTTCGAATAGATCGTACTTGCTTACGGTTACTTGTATCTTTGCCTCTGATACTCCAAACTCTTCGGCTAACAAGTCCAAATCCTCTAAAGGATACATAAGGTCTTGTTGCTCTCTTAAAGTTTCTAATAGCATAAAGTAAATGCCATATCCCTCAACTCCTAATTCTTTTCTTAATCTTCGAATCTTTCGGTCGTGTCTTGCATTGCAAAAATGTGGGAAATAATATGCTTCTTTTTCCATAATTATAAATTGTTTAAAGCTGTTTGATATGCTTGAGATGCTTCTTGTTGATTTTTAAAACACCCAAGATAAATTAATTTATTTTTACAATATATTCTACTTATATATCTATTAGCTTTTTTCATATATGAAACTCCAGTTGGAAATCCAGATTTAATAGATAATTCTTTTGAAGAATTTTCTCTTTGAGAAACTATTCTTAAATTTAAATATGAATTATTTAATTTATTACTATCAATATGATCTACTACAATTTTATGGCTTCCAAAATTATAATTATGAAATATTGATGCAATAATTTGATGCGCTAATACCGTTCTTTTAGGATTATTTTTTATCATTATACCAATTTGTATATATCCAGAAGAACTTAATTTCAATGAATTAAAATTTATTTCTCCGTATACAATATTAGATTTGCCACTTTTATTACCATACCAATCTTTTTTTTCTTTTCTTAATCTACCGCATTTAGTTGCTTCGATGTTTGTTTCTAATCCATTATAAAAAAATGGATACCATTCTAAATTTTCCATAAAATAAAATAGCCATTACCAAATTGATAGGCTCTGACCTCTATCTCTCCAGTAATGGCATTTTAAGATTTTTAGTTTCTTATTGTCAGAGCGAAACCTTAATTCGAATATTGCACTTTATTTTTAGAAATCAAACTATTCCTTTGTTTTTTATCTATTTTAACAAGTTTTAGTTTACGATAGTTGTTTTGTAGTTCCTTAGCAAGATGCTCTTGCCATTGGTTAAAGGTTAGCTCTTTCATATTTTAAAATTTCTAATTTTACTTTTCCCCAATAATCATTTCTATGTCCATTATCATAATTAAGAATTAATTCTAATGAAATTAATGCACATTGTTGCGCTAAAATAAAATCAATTCCAGTTCCTTCTTTATCAGGAACACATTCGTTTTGAAATCTATAAATTAATTCAGATGCTTTTTCTTCCGGTTTCATAATTTTATTAAATAAACAATTAAGTAAATGATCCAAGTAGCGATTATTCCGCAAAGTCCAAAGAAAGCCAACGCTTCGCTGGCTCTCTCGTGTTGTTTGTTCTTACCTTGCGACATTTAATTTCTTTTTAGAAGCTTTATTAAATTCTTCCATAATGTCTTTATTGTTTGAATCACTATAATATCTTGATTCATAAAGCCATTCTAACATTAATTCTTTTATCTCAGTCATTACATCATCGTTTTTTACTTTTCCGTAAACAACTTGCTGAATCAATGGCATTGAAAATTCTCTTGCGCTAAATGGCTTAACTCCCTTTCGGTTAAGTCTTTCTGCGACTTCTTTATATAATTCCATTTTTTTAATCTTCATACAATAAAAGTATTTTTAGCGTTGTATTCTTCTAAGCCATCTCCATCTTCATTGGCTATTAACTTATCGTATTCTTCGCCTTGTTCAGTAATTCCATTTAAGAAGTTCCCAGCTTTCATTCCAGTAATGTAAGCGTAAGCTTCCTCCTTTGTTTTAAACTCTTTCCAATGGTAATAGCTTTGAGCATATCCATTGAAAGATCCACCATAATGGTCTTTCCATTTAAATTGGTAGTAAGTGTTTAACTTGATTTTATTCAGTCAGAATGGCAAGTCAGTCGAATTTACATTTTCCTTTGGAGCTTCTTGCTTTGCTCCAGTAGCTTCCCAAGTATCAAGCTCAATATAATACTTCCCGTTTTGGCTTTGGTTAATGTTAAGGTTAACCCATCCTTTTTTGGAGTTTGCTTGGAGGAAGGCAATCGCCTCCTCTACTTTGAATGATAGCTTGCCAATGGCGAAGCTTGGAGCATTATCATTACGTTTGAATAAAATGCCGTCTGCGAATACTTTGTCTTTCTTTTCCATTACTTTGATAATTGTTGTTTACGAGTTGATAAAAATTGCATGATTTCAGGAGATTTAGAAATCTTATATTCATGCTCTGAATAAAAATTAACTAATTGATCTAATGTGTTTAATGAATTAATTTGAGATTCCCATTTTGATAATGGTATTGCTTGAGTTGATTGCTCTCGTACTTGACTTCCAGCCGCATCTAAATCCTTGTCTGTAATGATTCCAAGCATTGAACTCAAAGCGTATCTTCTAAAGTAAGTTACTCCCGATCCATACGCTTGATAATCATTCATACTACCAAGCTTTACCTTTGGAATCTGCGTAAAGCTTTCAAGTTGCTCCCCACTTTCAACATGGAACAAAATAGTCTTGATGCCATCGTTCTCCAGTAGTTGAGTAAAGCAAAGCTTGTGTTTTTTTAGCAATGGATTAATAACGCTAAAGATTTGTGGCAAGTCGGCATAAGTATAGTTATGTCCTTTTGTATCCTTGTGAATAATTGGACATTCATTTTGAAAGTCCGAAAGTGATTTAATTAGATTCTTCATAATTGATAAATTTTATAAATTTAGATTTTGCTTTAAAACATTCGTGAGATATTATGTCTTTGATAGTCCATAACTCATGATTAAAAGTGAATATCATTGTGTAATATCCAGCTTCATCTTTGAATTGTGCTTTGATAGTTTTCATAGTTTTGGATTAATTAAATTTAAAAATTCTTTAAAAAATAGATTGTCTTTAAACTGATATAATTCAATAAAAGATTGGCATTCAATATAAGTGCCTTGGTGAAATGTTGTACCAATTGATTCATCTACAACTTGGTAAGTGTCATTTATTAGGTGTATTATTTTCATAACTTTTCAATGATTGAAACGATTGTAAGAATTAAGGCTAATTTTGCAGCTAATATTAAAGCTGGCTTGATGTCGGCAGTTGTGAAATCTTCGCCAATCATTAGTGAGATAAATTTTTTCATTTTGATTAAGGTTTATTCGATTGCTTCAGTGCTTTCGATAGGTCAAAGGTAATACTTTTTTATGAATAAAAAACTTTTTTAATTATTTTTTTTAATTATTTTTCAATAACAAAAAAGGACATCAGTAAAACCGACATCCTTTCTATTCTCTAAACCTATCAACTAATGAAAACTAATTGAATGCAATATACTAAAAGATATGAGAAAGCCTTGCTACTTGCCCAAACTCTTTGTGATGAATAAATCCCTCAACTGCTTTTGTAGCGTGCTGATATCCGTTTCTATGATGCCAAGAATCAGTTCCACTTGGCGATCTAAGACTTTCAACTGTAACTCCAATAAAGTCCTTGCTTACTTTGTGATGCAAGTGATGGCTATAAACGTATTTATGATTAGTTTCAGCCCACATATTTTTAGCTTCAACTGCCATTAACATAGGCAAGTCTTGTGGTTTTGCTCCGTCTCCGTGAGTGCTTCCAATTAAATTACTTCCGTACTGGTAATACTTGCGATGTGCTATGCTACAATCAAAGGTAATATTAGATGAATTCCTAAACCAACTTTGAATCACATCTGCAAGAAAGAATCCGCTTTGGTAATCGTGATTAGATGGATTGAATACAAAGTGAATATCTGCTACTTGCATTAGTAGCTCTATCACTTCAACATATAGCTTCTTGGCACATAGGAAATTCTCGTAAAACATTCCATCAGTGTCTTGTGGTGTACCGCTTGTGGTAGTTCGCTTGGCGCTATCAGTGTGTAGTATGTCATTACCTGCAATAAATAAAATTTGGTCTATGTTAAATCCATTTGCTTTTTGGATAATGCCTCGAACTCCATCCAATACTCGTTTCGTTGCAATCTCTACATTATAGCTATCTCCAGTTTCATAAGCTGTTGCAAGCTTACCAATATGAATATCAGCGGGATCGACAACAAGCAGATGCCCGTCAGTATTATTGCCACGAATAATAGTAGGATATACTGGAGAATATTCTTGCATACTTGCAACAATCTCATCTCGAATTTCTTCATAAGTTTTTGCTTTATCGCCTTTAACGTGAACGGAATATTGCTTGCCTTTGTACCAATAGTTCGAAACATTCTCTAAAGGTAGTCCTACCGCTTCGCATTCGGTAGCAAGAGCTGGATGGTTATTGATTCGCTTATGTCTTTGAACTCTACGAAGTAAAGCAAGCCTTAACGCTTCCTTTTGGATGTGTGAATATTGTCCGCATAGATGTCGAACAATTGCGCCTTGACTTGGGAATTTGCCACTAATGTAAAGCTCTAAAGCTTCTTGGCTTATATCTTGTGTACTTTTATTTTCTTGATTGCTCATATTCGTGCATTAATTGATCCACCAAAAACTCTATATTATTTGCCAGCTTCATTTTAAGCACAAATGTAGCGTCATCTGATTCATTAATCTGATTCATTACATCAAGCATTATATCCAATACTTGAGCTGTTGATAATTTATTACTCATTTGAGCATTAGGTACGATAGTGCTACCGTTGTGAGTATAAAGAAATTCCTTTGCCATCCGTTTCTTTTGCGTTTGTTTTCACTAATATAGAAAGATTTTTCGGTTTCGTATATCTTTGATTGTCTTGCATAGTTTTCGTTCGTTAGAATCGAAATATAAGCCTTGTTTAAACTATCCTTTTGAAGCAATAGTTTTCTCTCTTTTAAGTCGTGGATAATCGTATCCATCAAAGTAACTGGAATACAAATGTCCTTACCTGAATGTCCTATAATTTTGTAAGAAATTTGTCCTTTCGCTATCAGAGTAAGCAAAAGGAATGCGATTAATAACACTATCGGTTTGAATGATTTGTTGCTCATATTGTTTATGCAAAATAGTTTGTTCTTGATTTTTTGGCTTATTTGATTGACAAGACTTGTAAACGAAGCCTACAAAAAATAAAAGCAGCAACCAGGTTACTGCCTTAATTAAATTAACATATTGTTCCATAAAGCTCCGCTTCTTCTTTTCTACGATTAATTAATCCATCCAATACTCTGCCATTTGCTTTAGTCCATCGCATAAACTCGTTCTTAATCGTTTTGTCGTTTGGATCGAGATTTACTTTGCGGATTAATGTACTTCCTTTTAAAGCGTGTAAGCCTATGTTGTATGCTATGCTTACGAGAGCATCAAATTGATTCTGATTAACTTTATCAGTCGTGAATGAATCAACACCTTGCTCGTAATGTTTTAGCATGTTTAAGAGCATTGTATCAGCTTCTCTTTGAGTAACTGGCTTGTCAGTTAATTTTACTTTTGTGCCATTAGGATAATAAGTAGCACCATATCCAATAGTAGGTATGCCAGCGGGACACTTGTAAGGAGCTGACTTAAATCCCTCATACTTCTTTATCAGGTTTAATCCTTTTGCTCCGATTTGGTTTACTTTCATCAAGTCCTAATTTGTGTTTTAAATCGCTATTTTCAGTGCGTAGGCTATGTACCTCTTGAGTTAAGGCATCTACCTTATCGCTTAAATCTTTTACTTTATCTGACATCTCTTGCGCCATCTCTCGCCATATTTTTATTGCTTCTTGTGTATTTGTTATTTCACTGCCTTGCACTTCAACATTTTCTTTTTTTCTTCCAGCAAGCCAAGTAACAAAAGCACCGATTGCGCCAGTAATAGATGGAACTATGATATCGTCAAAATTCATTATGATTCAGGAGTTATCCAAGGTAATGGAAGTGTAACAATAGGAGGATTTTTTTGATTGTCAATATCATTAACTAATCCATTATCAATTGTAAATACATCAAGTCCAGCATCAAGCCAAGATTCAACTTGTGCTTGAGTTAAATCAGGATAAGCAGTAAAGTCAGTAGAACTTGGAGTTTCGCATGGCATAGTTCCGTATGATTCAGCAATATAAGTTCCATCTGAAGCATTTCGTCTCCAATGAATTAATGAAACAACATCTTGAAGCCCATTTTCTTGAGGTTTTGTGTCAAGCTGTACTACAATCCATTTAAATTCTACCATTACAATTCGATTTCTTCTTGTTCTACTTTATTGAATTTAACTCCTTTAACCCAACCTTCAAGAAAAGTATAATCTTCTAATCCTTCAGGAAATGAAACTTGAATAGGAGTGAAGATAATTTCGCTATCAAGTAATTCTTTCATTGCTTGGTTAAGCTTTTTAACTCCCTCTTTATTAAACGAGTAATCTCCTTTTTCGTTTTGAATTATGTTTCCATCTTTATCTACCGAACAAGCTTCTAAACGAATCTCGTCTTTTTTATCATTGAAATCGTCCAAATGTTCCTGGATTAATTCCCCGATTTTAGCAAGTTTCTTTTGAGCTTTAGTGTTAGCTTGTTGTCCAACCGCATTTAAGATTTGAACTAATCGTAATAAATCAGAATACTTTTTCATTTTATTTTGTGTTTGTTTAAGCAAATATAATAATAAAAAGATATTAAGGCACAACCATTACAACTCCAGATACTTGATAAAAATCTCCGCTTGATAATCCCGAAGAAGAAGTTGGTAATCCTGAAACTCCAAACTTAGAAGCTCCCGAAGTTTTGCCTATAAAAACTTGCCCCGTTGAAGTTATTCTCATTCGCTCAAGACGCCCACTATTTTGGAATATAATATTTCCAGTCTGATAATTACTTAAAACAAAATTGCTTGATAGCCCAGCTACTGATTCAATAACTCCACTATTTTGCCAAGCTGTAATTCCATATGCTGATGTACCACCAACAAATATTTGAATTTGCTTATCTCCGTTTGCAGTATTAGCATTATATATTACAAGTCCACTTCTATTAACATCATTGCCACTTACATCAAATCTTGCTTGAGGGGAAGCTGTTCCTATTGCAACGCTTGAGCCATTGTCATAAATTAATGAATCTCCTAATGCTGATGAACTAGTCCATTTTGCATGATAATTTGTAGTTCCACTTCCTGATACTCCACTCCCTGAAATTGTCCAACTTCTGTCAGCACTTAAATCGTATGCTGTTCCGTTGATTGTTAATGTTCTCGTTGTTGGAACACCACCTAAACCCGTAAGAGTGTAGTTAGGGATATTTAATACATTGCTAATTAATGTCGCTGCTCCGCTTGAGCCAGTAGTTGTTAGCGATGTAATTCTGTTTGAGTAGGATGTATCCCAATTTGTTTGGCTTGCTGTTGTCGGCAAAGAATAACCCGAAGCGAATGTAATAGCCAAAGTCCCTGAGGAAGTAATTGGAGAGCCACTAATCGAGAATCCCGTAGGAACAGATGCTGCAACTGAAGTTACCGTTCCCGATCCCGAAGATATAGTTTGATTCTTCCATAAACTGCTTGTTGAATCATAAACTAAAGCTTGTCCATTACTTGGAGAAGTTAATAAAACATTATGAAGCTCATCTAATTCATAGCCATTATCTACCTTTACAAATATCTTTCCGTGTACCGCATGAGCATAAACTACATAGCCAACAATAACCATATGTTGCGGAGCAACTGGTTTTACTTTTGTTAAATATCCAGCATGAGTTGGGGATAAATAAAGCATATCTCCATCAACCCATGTTTCAGCTCCTCCCCAAGATTTAGCTCCAGTAGTATCTATTTCGCTAACGTTTCCAAAAGTAGTAATAAAACCCTCTTGGTTATCACTTATGTTTTCAGTAACTAATCCTATAGTTGTTGCAGAATCTGCATCATTATCTCCTTGAGCTAAAACTACGGCAAGTCTTTGACCTTGCGCTCCTCCTTCTGATACGCTTCTAACTCTTACAGCTCTAAAATCAGCTTCATTTAATGTTGCCCCTGTCTTATTGACTACTCGGACAACTTCTTCTTGCCCAATTTGTAACGTTACATTCCCACCTTTAAGCTTTAAATCTGCTGTTCCGTCTGAATCATTCCAAGATAAAGTTCCAGCAGTTGTTGGAGTTGTTGTCGGAGTAGTATCTAATCCTACATAACCACCGAGTAATCCGTATTCTCCTGAATTGATAATGCCGTTAACTTGCAATAATCCTCCACCAGTAACTCCAGTAGTTGTGCCAATTAATACATTGCCCGAAGCATTGATTCTTAGCTTCTCGCTATATCCGATATATAATCCAATATGAGAAGCGTTAATTGTTAAAGGAATCGATCCATAACTATCGTTTACCGAGTTAAGAAATAGCGCATCGTTTGTTCCAAATAATGAAGTCTTACCAACACCAAAGTTAACTCCTGAAGCAGTATTTACCGTAAGCTTGTATAAGCTTGAAGTAGTACCAATTAAGAAGTTCCCCGCATCCTCATAGGCAATGCTATTTCCTAAAGTTGAAGAGCCAGTCCATTTAGTTAAATATCCCGTTGTCCCGCTACCGCTTAATCCTCCCGCAACCGTCCAGCTTCTATTAGCTGACAAGTCGTAAGTAACCCCGTTAATCGTGATAGTTCTTGTGCTTGGTACTGGAGTATAGCCTAATACGTTTTGCTTTGCATCTAAAGCACTTTGTAAATCTGTTTGGTCTGATAGCGTACCCGTAATACTTCCCCATTCTGAAGAGCCTCCACCGCCTCCGCCTCTATTAATGTTTACCTCAACTATGCTTGGAGTAATATTTAAAGTAACATTATCGCTTGCATCCGTAACGCTTACATCAATAATATTTACGCAAGTTTCAGCATCTATTGTTACGATTTCCGTAATTAGCTCTTGAGTAACATCAATGTTAACTTCAACAACTGATGGAGTTACATTTACTGCAACTTCTTCAGTCGTTTCCGTTACATTAATATCAATTTTTTGGTCAGTCGGAGTTGCGGAAACAAGGATATTATTAGTGATTTCCGTAACACCTATTTCGATGTTTTCATCACACATAATTATCGTGTTATTTCAGGAGTGATATTGAACGATCCCGCAATGTAAGTCTTAACTACACCGCTTGCAAAAGTAATTTGAATGTCGTATTGGTATGTATCAACGGGAATGTCAATAATTTGCTCGTTGATTTTAAATAATCCCGAAGTTGCATTTGTAATCGTAATGCCCGCAGAACTTGCTGAAGTTAACGCTAAAGCTGGAGATACATCGTTTGCATTCTTGCGCAATTGCATCTTAATTACAGCACCAGTTAAATTAACCGCTACTGAATCAATCTTTAGTTCAAAAGCTACTTGGTTAAAAGTATCGCCTTTTATATGTGTGAAATTAAGACTCATTGCTTATCTTTTTTAAAAATATTTGTAATTTTTTAACATTCTTTTCTTTTGGCTTATACTTTCCTCTATAAGTACCATTATTCAATTTTTCTTTTCCCTCCATATTTATGCGAATTTTCTTGTAATCCCATATTTACCGAATGTCTAAAATTTTCATAATTACTTACCCATTCTAAGTTTTCAGCCCTATTATCTATTTTAATGCCATTTATATGGTTTACCTGCTCTTTATTTAAAGGATTAGGTATAAAATTCATAGCAACTAATCTATGTATTTGATGATTATTTTTTACATCATTGTTATATAAACCAAGTCGTAAATATCCTTTCTTAGTTACAACAGCATTTAATATTTTAGAATTGTAAGTATATAAACATTTTTTACCAGATGGAGAAACTCTTTCAACCAATCTTGTTTTACTTCTTACATTTCCAAGATTGCTAACTTCATAGCTATCTTCGTACCCTTTAATGTTTTTCCAAATTTCCATATTGTTTTTTTTTACAATATAGCAATTTTATTTATAAATACCACCCCACGAAGTCTGCTTGTTTATCGGGATAGACATCTGCATTTGAGTTTGTATTGTATTCAGGAAAGCTTGATTGATTAAAACACATATAATCAATAAATCTGCGAGTATAATTTTGAGCAATACTTCTTTCCTTTTCAATTAAAAAATCAACCTCTGATTTTTCTACATTGGTGCTATTTTCGCTTCCATGCTTATAAACTCCTTTGTTAGCAATAGTATAAGCAGCAAATGGCATATATTCAACCATTGACCAATGAATAACCATTGGCTTAATATACACATTTAAAAGCATTAAATATGGATTAGCTAAGTTTCCCGCTACAATTCCATCGTTAATTTTATTAAAAAGCTTCGTACCCAAGTAATTTTGGATGTGAATATCTTGTGCAACCTTTACCCACTGAATGAATTTATCAGTATCAACATTGCCATTTAAGGCAGTGAACTTTACAATATCATCACGAGTTACAAATAATGCTTGAGCCATGCTTATTATCTATTTAAAAAACCTTGATTTGGCATATCAATAGGCTTTTGATATACTTTCTTATTATTTGTTGGTAATATCTCGCCAGCTTTTCTTGCTTGAGCTGGACTAACCTCTTTGCTTCCTTTCTTTCTAGGATCGGTAAAGCGTTTATAAGTTTCTCTTGTCCAAAAGTGATGGCAAGCTCCGCCTCCCTTATAAAGGAATATATCGTATGTGTTTTCCCCTTTTGGCGACCAAGCACCATTAGTAGAAGGCTTTGCGCTCATTTGCTCAATGTCCTCTTTACGATAAAGCTTATTTGCCTTAATCATCTTTTGACAGAACTCTCTTGAGTTGGCTGACAATTCCCCACTATAACGATAACGGCTCATAAACAATTTGCCATCTTGCTCTGACTTAATATTTGGTCTTGCAACTCCAGTAGTTACAAATTCCCAAACCTTAGACATTAAAGACTTTTCGGGATTGTTTAAAGCTTCAAGCTCCGCATCAAGCATCGCCTCATCTTCGTAACTTACCGGTCTTGAGTCAATCAATTCCCATTCAGTTAAATCAATCTCCTCTCCAAATTCTTCGACATCTAATTGGTCAATGTGAGAAGATAGTTTTACGCCAGTTTCTTGTTCCATTTGAGCTGAATCCATAACTGGAGATAAATCAGTAAACTCTAATGGCTGTAAAGTTTTAAAATATAAATCTAAACTAATACCATTAAATCCTAAAATCTCATCGAACATATCGCAAAGATTCTCTTGGAATGGTCTGATAATCATATTATCAAACAATACAAAAGCATTCTTTAATTCGTCAGCGTTTGAACTAAATCCATTAGCTGAAGGAATTCCAAATAACAAGCCTGAAGTTACTCCATGTCCTAAAAGGATTTTGCCTCTTGCTTCCTCGCTTAAATATTGATAATGTTCAGGAGCGTTATTCAACGGAACTGAATCAATGGTAGTCTTTTTCGTTTCATCGTTATTAAATGCAACGATAGTTTTAACACCGTGAGAACCTGAAGTCTTGCGCTTAACATCGTTTGAAATTAAGGCTTGTTTTTCTTCATCGGGAATTCCGTTATTAAAATTAATAATAGTAGTAGGAGCAAAGCCATTTTGTACATCATTGATTAAATAGTCTGCAATTTCTTCCTCTAATTGAGCATAAGGCAAAGCACCTAAGTAATCAACATTGGAATAGTATTTTTGTCCGATTGTATAGTTACCAACAGAAATCAATTCTAAGGTCTTATCTCCAAATCCGAATGCTGGAATGCGCTTTGGCGGAAATTTCTTCGTGTCTTGCCAATTATCGCTGTAATAGTATCCAGTAATCTCTCCTTTCTCATTGCATTTCTCTACACGAATATTCATTGTAGGAATATGCTCAACTCTTACAATAGAATTCTTTGCTTTGTTGTAAATAAGTTGTAAGTATCCTTGACCTAAACGTTTGTAATCAACTACTAATTTCTTCACAACATCTTTGCGAAGTAACATCTTCATTTGAGCATACTCGTTAGGCTTACGATTAGAATCTGTTGCATCTAATCCTTTGCCATATATAAGCTTGCTAATTGAGTTAATAACTGAATTGTTAGTTGTCGATCCGTTATAACGAGCATTTAAATAGCCGTAATAATCGTTATTATCGCCAAACTCAACCCAATTATTCTTGTTACTCTCAATAGATTTCGGTGCTTTGTAAGCTTCCAATTCTACGAAATGGATATTACTCATAGAAAATTATGTTTTGATTGTTAGCTACATATTCTCCGTTATTAACTGAATATGTATCAATATCTTGGTTAGTACAAAATACTTTATCAAGATACACTAAATCTGTATTATTCTTGATAGTCATTGTGTAAAAATGTCCTTGCTCTAAAGCGACAATCTTACTAAATTTCAAATAGAAGCTTTCAGCAGTACAAGTAATTGCATACTCAACTTCTGTATTGGTAGTTTCGTTTCGCAAAAATAACTTGTTAGCAGTTGCAAGTCTTGTAGGTATGAATTTAACCTCTTGCGCTAATGCTGATTCTTTTAAGATTATCATAATTAATAAACGATAATAGTATAGGTTTGTTTTTAAATGAAAAAGGACGGAACATCTGTCCGCCCAATTTCAAAACCTAAACAACACAAAAAAACTAAACTCCAGTTACGATTGTAAAACCAGCAGATGTTAAAGTTGTAGTCAAGAAGTTAGCTGGAACTGGCTCTTGTCCTGATAATACCAAAGTATATCCTGACAAATCTCCCATTGCAGCACCCGTAACAATTGTGCCTCCGCTTACTTCCATTCCATGTGTTAAACCACAATAGAACAAATTCCCATTGTTATCTTCAACAATAACTTGAGGACGGCCATAAGAAAGCAATTTGATTTGCTTATGGTCTTTAATTGTTAATTTCTTCAAAGTCAAATTCAGAGTTTGCTCGAAGAAAGTTGTACCATTTTCACGAGATGAAGTGATTGTTTGCTCAAAAGATGAGTTTCCTTTCAAATCATATTTGTAAACTGTTGGTGTACCAGCTACCGCAGAAATGGCATCCGTATCTGTAACATCGTATGTTACTCCAGTAGCATCACCTTCATTAACAAAGTAAACGGCTTTTAATCCTCCGTTACTTGTTTTGCAAGGCTCTAATCTACCAAGTGAAATATCACAAGCCATATTAAAATAAATTAAATGATTTTAAAATAAGCTCCCCGAATTAACGAGGAGCTATTAAGATGCTAATTAGTTAGCAGAGTTAGTGATACCGTAAGTAACGATATCTTCTACGATGCCATATTGAACACCAGCAGTCATTCGCATTACTACGCGAACGTTTTGCGATCCGTCGATATCTGCTAAATCAATAACCTTAACTTCTGACAAGTCAGTCAATAAACCAGTACCGAAGAACAAGTTGTCCTTAGTAGTAGCGATTGCTTTGTTAGCAGCTAAACCATTTGCTACGAAGATTTTAACACCGTCAAATGATAAAGAGCCATTGTTGTACCATTGTGTACCCATTGAGTTAGTACCATTAGCTCCTAAGCCTGAAGCTCCGAAACCACCTAAAGCACGAACGTAAGCGCGAGCAATGTTTTGTGAAACGTAGATGTACAATCCGTCATTTCCGTAAAGAGCAGCTGGGATAGCATCAACGATTTTGCCTAATTCAGCAATAACGTTTGAAGCAGTTACCGTAGTACCAGCAACTTCTTGAGCAGCTGGAAGAGCAGCGTCAGCAGCTAATAATGTAGCGAAACCATCGAACTCGCCAGCGTTAGCAGTAACACCTGACCAAATGTTTGTTTCGTTCTTAGCAGCAACTTTAGCAGCAACGTGAGCAACTAAGAAGTCTTGGAAAGAAGTTGGCAATACATCAAATGCAGAGTATCCTTGTTGTGCAGATAACCAATCAGAATGGAAATCTTTCTTGCAAAGTTGTAAGTTAACTTGGAATTCTTCAGGAGTTAAGATACGCTCTGTCAATGTAACTGTAGAAGTTGCATCAAAATCGCAAGTAGCATTTTTCAAGATAGCATCAGAAGACAATTTCTTGATGACTTCTTTGTACTTGATAGATGGTTTTACTGTAATACCACCAGCTTCGATAGTTGGAGCAGATAATAATGCAGCAGCAATGATTTGGTCTTTGAACTCACCCGCATATGTGGTAGTTATTGATGTGGTAGTCGACATTTTTTATTTATTTATTTGTTAAAAATTTTAGAAAATACTGAATCCTCAATTGAATGAGTACGATTCTTTGATAATTTGAATGAATTTACTTTTACTTCTGATTCAGGATTAGTAACAATTGCTTGCGCACCTTCCTCAACATTTGATAACTCAACCTCTAAAGATTGCTTAGACAATTTCAAAGCTTCGTTTTCTGCCTTGATTTCTTCTAATTCATTACGCAATGCTTCAATTTGTGCCTCGAAAAATGTTTCTTTTGAAACTGATTCAACGATACGCTTAGGAGAAGGTGTAGCTGGCTCTGCTTCCATCATAGGCTCAACAACCTCTTCAGGAGCTACCTCAACTTCAACTTCCGCTTCAGCTTCCTCTTGTTTGATTTCAGCAATAATGCCTTCAACCGCAACAACCAAGATGCTTCCATCTTCCAACTTGTACTCGCCCATTGGCATAGGTACAATTCCATCAGCAGTTACGATTCCAACAGAGAAGTCAGGCTCAAATGATTCTGCTTCGATAATGGTAATACCATCCTCAAGCTTCATTTGTGCAAGCTTAACCTCTAATGAAAGCAACGCTTTGATTTGGTTTAACTTGTTTTTGTAGTTCATACTTATTTATTTAATTGATTAATTTACGCTTACAATAGTTCTTGGCTCATTGGTATTAACAATATTAGATGAGCTTCCTTGCCCAACTAATGATCCAATGCCTTGATTAATAATTTCGCCTTTGCAACAATCTTTTGAATACGTTCCGTCCTCGCATAAGCAAGCTCTATCTCCGCCAACTGGAGATGTAGTTTTATTCTTCGCCATTTTTAAGTATGTCAATAATTTGTCTAACAATTTCTTCTTCTTTAGCCATTTCTAATTTATCCGCAAAATATCCTTCGATTGAAAAACCTTTAACTTTTCCGTCTTTAACATCTTGCCAAACCTCGTCATTATCCGCCTTCATTGAAATCATCCAAGTACCTTCAGGCAAAGAAAAGCCATAGGCATTAGACTTATCATTTTCGGTATCGTCAATAATCCAAGATTCTACCACCGTCATCCCATCAATCTTGCTATTGTGTTGCAAGGTAGCGTTTGACTGATTACCATTTTTAAGGAATAATTCAGATGCTTGCTTTACCGTATCCTTTGAGAAAAATACATAAAACTCATCCTTTCCATACTTACGATAAATTTGCTTATTTGGTATTAATGCCGCACCCATCAATATCCGTTTCTCCGCATCTACTTCGGCAAGCTTAACTTCGTATTCTTTATTCAAAGCGACAAAGTTGCTCTCTATTGCGGGAAAGTCGACAAGGGAAACGGCATCAATGCCATCAGTATCTTTATCAATAATTAATTCCACGATTCTCATAACCTATAAACGATTTAAAATTTGATTGTTTTATTTTCACTACATAGAGGCAGAGCTAATGATATTTCTATCAAGGCTTTGCGCTGTCGTTACATCCTTTGAGACTACATAAGCTTTTACTGGAGTATTGGATTGATTATTAATTGATTGCGCAACCTGATTAATACCACTTGCTCCAACTACGTTAAATCGAGGAGCTGGAGGCGCAACCATTCCACCACTCATTCCACTTCCTCCTTGAATACCTGAAGAGTTGATTGCTTCAATACCTTGCCTTGCAGAATTAATAGCTGATGCGATACCTAATGCTCCAGCTGCTATTTCTGCAATACCTAGTGGTGTAAAGTATCCAGCTTTTGCTGCATTTTTTTGAGTGTTTAATGCTATTGATGCAACCGCAGAAGCTTGTTCTAAAATAATACCAGCAATAGCTAAATCCTTATTTTCTCCAGCTATATCTTGAAGTGATCGACCCGCTTGCATTAATACTTCTAAAAATTGCAATTGCAAATCTTTACGAGTTTCAAATGCTTTTTGGTCAATTTCAGCTTGCTTTAAAACCCTCTCTTGTTCAAGCTGATAATACAAGTTATTTTTAGTACCCTCGTCTTTAACAATAGCATCTATTTCTTTTGCTCTTCTTTCGTACCATAGATTTAAAGCCTTTTGGTCATTGTCAGCTCGCATATCTTGGATTTCATCATTATATCTTTGCTCTAATTCTTTTAATGATTTAAAGTACTCTTCTAATCCTTCGTAAGCTTTCTTATTTGCTTCAGCTTGTAATTCAGCTTTTTTGTCAATTTCAGATTTAGTGTTTTCGACTCTCTTACCCGAATTTTCAATTTCAGTTTTAGTAAGTCGCTTTGTGCCTTCTTCGAATCTTGTAATTGATTCGTTATAGTTCTTGCTAAAATCACTAACGCTTGACTTAGCAGATTCCCAAGCACCAGCAAAATCTCCAGTAACAAATTTATAAACCGCACTACCTAAACTTCCTAACGATTGAACTACCGCTGAAACCGAAGAGTAAACTACCGCAAAAGCATCGCTAACATATGGCAAAGCTTTTAATGCCAAGTCAACCATTAAATTAAATAAAGGCTCAACAATAGCGTAAATACCATTGAAGATTCTTTCCATTCCAATAAGCAATGGCTGAAGCTTTTTAGTTGCTTCCGAAGAGTTGTTAAATGCAGCTACTAATCCACCTACTAATGATACAAGTAAGCCAATTCCTGAAGCTTTCAATGCTCCGCTAAATGATTGAGTTGCAACCTTTGCTTTATTAATTGCAGTACCAAGCATTCCTAAAGGTCCGCCAGCGTTTTCTAATGTATCAATCCAATCAGAAGAAGCGACTCTCGAAGATTTAATCTTATCTTCTAAATCATCAATTTGGTTAAATATCTGCTTAAACTCCTCCGATCCCGCCGCAGTATCTTTTAATTGTCTTTTTAACGCTTTTAATTGCGCAATAGAGCCTTCTAAATTGCTATTAACTTGTAAGTCTACCTCTACTGTTTTTGCCATTTTATTTGTCTTTTAATTTGCTTGTATCCTTTTTTAAATGTGTTAGGCAATTCATACTTGCCTTTGGCAATTTCTATTACTTCCGATTGTCCAAAATGGTCTAAAGCGATAAGTAAATCAAGTATCTTTTTTATCATAGCGTTATTCTAATTACTGATGTATAATTTCCCCAAGTATCAACCGTATATTGTTGATTATTTTTAGCTGGTAATCTTATCGTATGCGTTTCCTTTGTATAACCATTGTTATATCCTGAATGTATCAATAACAAAGCTTGCGTTCCGTCATCTGACAATTTATAGCGAGCAATAGGTTTACTTTGGTTAAATAACATAACTGGATAATTTGCTGTGCCAGTAGTCCAACTTCCTCCTCCTAAAGACAAATCAGGAACTAACCAAGAAGTATTTGCCTCAATAATATCCCTATTTTGAGCCAATAAGAAATAGGCAATATAAGGCCAATCTAAAGTTGATTTAGCATTCGTAATACAATCCCCCCAAAGAGCGTAAGTTTCAGCTATTGCAGCTTGCTTTTGATCCTCGTAAGGCTTATTGAATGCTCCTTCAAGATAATCTAAAAAAGCATTTGTATCTTCTCCTACATATCCGTCATCCCAAAAATAGCATCCGTCAGCATAAGCCAATCCCCAAAGTGCAATGTTATACATTAAAGACGGACAAACTTCTAATTTATCGGCATTTGAATCAACATATATTGCACCACTTGGTCTTTCTGCTCTCCTTACAACACCATTATCAGAAGAGGCTGGCAATGGCTCTTGATTTCTCCAAAAGTAAGTTGTTAATCTTACATCGTTCCCTACACCCAATATTTGATTGTAAATCTTGCGACAAATGTCGTAATTATGAACAATTGAGTAAACTAAATAATTTGAAACCATATCGTTTTGATAGTTACAAATATTTGAATATCTAAATTGGTCTATTGCTGCAAAGTACCATGGAAGAGTATTAGTTACCTGACTATAAGTTTTAGTCCCATTAACATAATAATCGTGATAATTAGAGTATAATGGAGCGAAATTAGAAACAGAGTTCCCTGGTGTAGCATACGACCAACCCTCTCCAGCAGCACCATAAACCGCAGATTGATATAAACCAATCCCGTATAAAGAGAATTTAGGTAATATTGCGCCTTTTGCTTGCTCTTCAGGAAAAAAAGTATTTTTAGCTGATACAAAACATTGCGACCAAGCTAATCCAGCGTTATAAGATTGCGCTCCTACAATTCCTACATACTCAAAATCATACTCAATTCTTTTCCCGTTTGCGCTGCCATCTGCATAATAAAAATATCCTGCCATTTGACTTGCTGGACAATCGCTTTGGTGTGATATACCAGAATTCACTTCCGTTGTCCATTCGTAAGGATTACATTGAGCATATGTAATTGTGTACCCATTTATATTCCATACCTTAGTTAATCTTTCCGTCGGGTCTGTTATTAATAACGATTCCCATAAAGCGACAACTCTTGCATGCCACATATCATCCCCCATTGGTATTGTATTTTCGCCAACACCATAAGCTACTGCAACGCAATGTCTAAATACTCCGTCTTGGTCAAAATATATTTTTTTAGGATGAATAGTAAACCAATTTTCTTTTCGGTCATAAGAAGGATAAGTTGTTTGAATTGACCTCCAACTAAATACTTGAGAATCCGTAATTCCTTTATTAAATCTTGTAGTTGGACGATCCAATTTAGTTGTTGGATATTGCAAATCTGCAAGAGGAGTAAAGAAATCTAACCAACTTTTTTCAATGCCATATCTATCTTTTAAAGGTAAAATATTAGGCATTCTTCTAAAATAACTTGGACCGTCAAAATAAATATTTGGCATCCAATAGTCAGGCTTAAAATAATATTTTAAACTGCCTACTTGGGTTACTCTATTTGCTTCGGGAGCTAAGTGAATAATTGCTGAAGTCGTATGCCCATTAAAGCCAGGAATTCCAGCTCCGCTATTTACCCATTCGCCAGTTACTAATCTCAAATCGTATCCTTTCATTGCTGATACATCTATATCAGTAATAGCAGTTGAAACAATAGTAGTATTTTCAATTATCCATTTTTTAGGATTGCTATAAGGTCTACTTGTCCAAGCGTTATCGGTCAACTTTAAATCATTGCTTAATACTAAATCAGTTCCACCAATTCCGTCTTGATTATTAACTCTGCCATTTGCCCCGTATCTACTATGTATATCATCATCTACCCAACTCGTATCTGTCGTAGATTCCATTAATTGAGTTGGAGCTGAACTCATTTTAGCATCCGATCCAATAGTTACATAGTATGAAAGGAAGTTTAATACTACCACATAATTACCCGCTGCAGCTAAAGTTGTCTTTGCTTCATTTGTGTAAAAAATTGTAGTAGAATCGAATGCCGTATTATTCCCATAAAGTATTGTGGAATTAAGCTCGGTATTAGGATTAGTTACTTTAGTCCTTGCATCTGATAAAGAAGTAAAAGCCATCTTTTTAGTTTAAAGTATAATATATGATTGAAGAGTTACCCGATGTTGGGCATCCTGATAATCCAGTAGTTGTTATTGCTAATAAAGTTCCAGATGGCTCTTCACTTTCAATTAAGCTAATAGTGTAAGTATTGCCTCCGTTTGTAACCCTTTCATCTAAATCGAAAGTCCCAACCGCATAACTTTGAGAATAAGAAATAACTCCAGTTGCGCAATTATATAACTGATACCATTCCGAAGTCGGAGGAGTAGGAGATGAACCACTTACTCTAAAATCATTAATCAACTCAAGGCTTACCTCGCCAGTTGTCAAATCGGTAGAATACGAGTTAATAGTATAACGCTTATCCCTTATTACAAGCCTATCGTTTAAGTTTAAGGCAGTTAAAAAAGGAATTGGCATAATCGCCTTAATGCTTACAATTCGAGCCTTTACGCTAAAGATATTTGTAATGTAATCATCGTAGTAATTAGCATACAAAGTATTAGTTTCAATCAAATTTGTAAAGCTTGATTGTTCAGCTCCGAAATTTATTGACCAATTAACGCTTGAAATATTAGTGTCTTGACCAAATACATTGTAAGCTAACGCTGTCGTTGTAGTCGATCCGTCATTAATCTTAAATGAAGTAGAAGTTAACGATCCATATTCATATAAAATTACTGGCTTTGGTATGTAATTATCAAAACCTACTTTTAATGAATAGCCAACTTGTAAGTCAGTACCCGTAAACTTTTGAAATAATAGGTTTTCGAATGGCACTTCAATCTTGTACTCTTCGCCATCGCTATCTAACTCGTAATTTAAATACCCGTACTCGTGATTAGCAATAGATAAGTATTGCTTATTCATAAAGCTTTCGCTTGGCTCGTAATTGAATTTAATCTGCTTATAAGCCTTTTGTCTTGCAACGTTAATTTCGTCAGCTACAACGTACTTAGAAATATCTTTAATTTGTCCAGAGTTATACCAAGATTCAATTTGCTCAATTTTGAATATCGAATCCTCAACCGAATAGCAAGTAAGATTAAACATTTTTAGAATCCCCATAAAGAATTCTTCTAAGCTCATATCGGGCATATACGAAGCGATATTTAAAATCGTTTCCGTAGTCTGGCTTGTGCTTTGTGTTACCGTTACATCGCTTGTTATTGTGCTTCCTACTTTTGTTTCAAAGTAATAAACCGAAGTATAAGTTACTGGAGAAGTAGCTGATATATGAAATGTGTAAGCTCCTGATTCGCCAAGAGGAGCTTCCAAGTACATTGGCGAAGTTTGTGTAACATAGCTTTGCTCGCTTAATTTAATTCCGTTACGATAAACGTAAAAAGTAAATGGAGTACCCGAAGAAGTAAACGTAAAAGTAATATGGCTTTGGCTTAAATAAGCTGGCGCAATTGGCTTAGTATATGTCAATGTATCCGTTAGAACATTAAACATACCTTGCGTTCCAGTAGTCGAAGTATTCGTTTGAAAGTTAATTTTTGTAACTCTAAACTTCTGCTCGAATAAGTCAGTATTTTTTAGCCATAAAAAAGCACGAGTAAATCTTGAATCAGTCAAGAAACTACCCTGAAAAGTTAAGCCTAAATCATTTGCAATAGCATCAAATATACTCGCCACTTTCATTGCGGGAAATAAATCCGAAGTATAAATTGGAGTTGAAGTATTTGATATATCCCAATTACTTACAGCTGCTCCGCCTCCTCCATATTGCCAAACATTCTTTGAGCTAATTAAAGGAAATTTAATATCAAGATTTGCTAATGTAGTTACTCGAGTTTTTACTACCGTTCCACTATACGCAAAATCGTAAGAGCTAAAGTCTATGTCTTTTAATTGCTTGCCCGCAAACGCATCTTTTAGACTAATCAAGCTACCGATAAAAGTAATTTGGTAATTATCAATTACTCCGTTTTTATATTGCGCTTTTTCAAGCTGAATCTTCCCGTTCCGAAATGGAACAGAATCAAGCTCAATATAGGCATCAACTCTTTTTCTTGAATCGAAGCCATTATCAATAGAATTTTCGTACCAATGCTTAAAGATTGAGTTGTTAATATCTGAAGCGGGAACGGTAAACGATTGACTAAAGTCAGTAAAGACTTTCCCAATATCATTTACATCTTGGATTGAACTTGTAATGCTAATCGTTTCGTCCTTGAATAGCTCAAGTCTTTTAGCAACTCCATCAACATAAATATATACTCCAACTATTACCATTAAATTACATTGTTAATTAAGTTATAAGCATATTCAAATTCCATCGTATAATTAATGTTACGATCCATTAGCGCAGTTTTTAGACTTGTGCTTGTTGTCTTACATTCTACTGGCTTGCCATCAAGCAAAATCGTTTCCGAAAGAAGCAAATCTTGGATTAAATCCGAATAATTTTCAGGTACAAATCCAGTATTTAAAATTACTGATTGGCTTCCATTAGTATTAAATGATGTGCTTTGCCCTCTGCTTGTATTGTAATTAATTGAGTTAGGCATCATCTTGTAGGTAGTAGACTCAACGCTAATGGCATTTGTTTGAGCCTTAAAGAAGCTCAAAAATTGCCAACCACCAAAACGATTTATAAATGAGCATACAACTGGCGTATATTTAACCTCGCATATAGGAATTACTCTAAAAGTCTTTGTAGTTGTCAAAGTTGAGCCTACATAGTAATTTAAAGTCAATGTGTTACCACAATCATATTTTACAGATGTTGTACTAAGATTTACTTTAAGCATATCTTTTTTGCTTGCATCTCCAGTAGCCAAAAGTGTTACTACAACTTCATTACGACCTCTTAAATCTTTATATACTGCTTCAATCTTATCGCCTAATGTAGTATTTAAAGCGACATTAACATAAGGTATATTCCCTAAAGTATATCTAATTTCTTTTGTAGAATCAGCAAGTACAATAAATTTATTAGAAGCATCTGTTTGATTATAACCTCCTAAGTAATTTGTATATCCGTTTACCCCAATAAAATCTACAACCTGAATTGGACTCCCATAATTTCCAAATGAAGTTTCCTTATATCTTTTAACGGTAACGTTGCACCACATCAAATTTGCTGATTCAGTTGGAGAAACGTTGTCGATAAACTCTCTAATAAAAGATGAAATATTATACGAGTTTTCTGTTTGAGTAGTAGAAGGATTTCTTTTGCTTAATGTATAGTTTGCAGTCAAAGGTATAGAGCCTGGACTATTCCAAAGAAATATTTCAATCTTACTACCTACTTGTCCCGATTCATTTACCGTAATAAAGTATGGGCTTCTTGCATTAATTATCATTTCGTATTCGTTAAATTATAATCTACTAAAGTGTCAACATCTGCTGCAAAGGAGTTAATCATATCGTTCTCAATATACTTCTTGTATCCAGCTTGGAATGGCTTGGTAAAAAACAAAGTAGATTCTAACCCCTTATTCCAAATGCTTCGAGTAATTAAGAAAGCTGTTGAATCGTAGCTCAAGAACTTACCCGTTTTTTTATCTCTAAATTGAATACCTCTTTGCTTAACCCACTTGTTAATTCCTTGAGTTAATCCTCCGCTTCCTCCTTTGCTAAATTTAAATACTGAATTTGGTGCTTTGTTTCCGCTTGTCTTTCCCTTAACTCCTTGGTCTAAGTATTGACCGTAGTCGTTCATTCGAAAGCCTACAACAGCATACTTATCCTCAATTAAAATATCGCCTTTAATTGAGTTGTACAAAGACTTAGTATTATTGTGCTTTGTCCTCGTCAAGTTTGACTTGGATTGTTGCACTACATAATCCCGATACTTCTTTACAAGCGCATAAGTATTTTTTAATTCCATTAGCAAATGGTCATATCTTGTGGAATGCTTACATCAAAAGTTAATGTCCATCCCGCAATCTTGTTTTCAAATCTATCTACAAAAGGCTCAAATGAAGGAGTGCCAGTTATTTGCACCAATTCATCAAATAGCTCTCCACGAATTAAATCCAAATACAATCTATTCCCGATTGATAATTGAGTATTTAAGACATCGTGAGTATTATCATTTCCCTCAAATAAAGAAGTAGTTTCTGACTTGCTTTCGTCCACAATATCCATAAAAAGAATGGACAAATTGAAGGAAAGAGTTTGAATGTCAGGCGTAGCGTTGTTTACAATTATATGAGTTAAAGGAAATATCGTTTGCTTATTCAAGTCAATGTCGTAAATATCCCCAATAGAAACCGAATTAATAAATCCAGTAGCTTCCAAGTAAGTCTTTAGCCTATTGACTAAGTAATAGTATCCGTTCATTTTAATTGCTTATTAATCATTTTAGCTTCTAAATCATTCTTTTGTTTCTCAAATGTTAGCCAAGTAAGGCACTGGTTTAGAGAAAGCTTGGTAATATCATCAAATCTTCTAACATCGCCTTGAGCAAGAGCATAGAGTGAGGAGTACCATCCCCATCTTTGCCCAAATTGTGCTTGTTCAGAATACTCATTGCCTCCTGATTCCCCTCCAAATAGGTCAGTGTACTTTTCAGCAACTCGTTCCCTAAATGGTAAAAAAAAACCCTTGCTCCTAAAACAACATCTAATGGCGCATTCTTCATTACATCGGAGTAAGCATCCGATCCCAAGTAAGGCTCAATCGTATATTTGTTTCCAATCTTTGCTTTAATTGGTCTATATAATACAGCCATTGCCTTATGTAACTCTTTCCAGTCGTTAATATATGTATCTAAGTCCATATATTCCCCTGATGTAATGTCCTCCATATTTGGAATGAATCCAAACTCAACGCCACCAAGCTTAAAAGTCTTTACAAGCTTATGGTCTTTATTGAACATATTTGTTAGGATATTATTAATATCTAATATGTCCTTGTATTTAATTTGAGGCACGAGCTTTAAATCTATACCGCAAAATATCTCAATCATTTTGTGATGCAAGAATTCCGAATCTTCGTTGTTCTCCGCAATCTTTAAAAACTTTTGATAGCGAGCCAATGGCACTTCGCTTAAATCCGTAGGAATAGTAATTTCTACCTTCATAATTTATAAACGAGTTAAGTTTTTATTTGTTACTCTAATACACAAAGTATTGCCCTTTGCTTGGATTAGACAAGTGATAAAAGACATTGTAACGGATAGCATCAATAGCGTGATTAAAGTTGTCAATTACCAAGCCTGATTTCTTATCCGAGTAAATATAGTTATTAAATTCCTTTGCAATGTTTGAGCTGTTAGGCTCTAAGATAATTTCATAGTCTTGCATCAAAGCAATACCAGCTGATATACTGCCAGCTCCTTTTTCTGTTGGCTGGATGTTGCACTTTTGACTTTGCAATTCTGCAATTAGTCTTGGTTCTGCACTATCCGCAATAATAAGATTTTTACCGCAAATTTGCGTGTTAATCACCGCAATCTCTGAAGTTGTTAGCTTAGGCTTATATAAATGCTCCTTGACATATATCTTACGCTTGTTCTTATCAATTGCAACCTCTACTAATGTAGTTGGATCAATAGAGAATCCAAAGTCTTGTCCGAATGAAGATTGAAGCTTATCAGGATTAAATTCGCCAAACTTCCAATTCGTAAATACAACTCCTTCCGCTTTATCAAGCCATCCACCAAGAATCGTATGCTCAAACTTCTTAGGATTGTTTTTTTGGAGTTGCTCAATCTGATTTATAAACGATTCAGAAAGGTATTCGATATTGTCTTGGTAAGTAGTATGGATGTAAGTCGTATCGCCTTTGCTTAATGTTTCGCCAGCTTCAACTCCGTTTTGCTCAAAGAATCTATTGTAAATAAAATGCTCCTTTGTAGTCGGATTCAAAATAAGTATAACCCTATTTTGCTTTTGGGAATTACGAACTGATAAGTCAATCTTATCAAATATATCCTCCTCAACTAATTCTTCTGCCTCGTCAAGAATCCAAGTCGTAACACCTTGTAACGATTTCAAGTTTGCAGTTTGAGTTCCTGAAGAAGTCTTAATCCCCTTGAAAAGAATCTTGCTACCAGTACGAAGATTTATAATTTCGTCTTTGGTAATGCTGAAGTCATTATGCAATTCTGCCATATCAATCTTTTCCACAAATTCGGGAATAATTGAGATGTGAGCCGAAGTTAATGTGTAACGAGTAAATAGTATTGTATGCCCAACTTCGTATGTAAGAAGCAAAAGAAATGAGTTTAGGGCAAACGATTTCCCGCTCCCACTTATCGCCCCCCCGTTATAACGAAGTATCTGCTATCTTCGCTAAACAGGGGGATATATTTTTTATTGATGCTTATCATTTAAACTTAACGATTTCTCGAATGTCAAAGTCGTTTACCGTATGCGTAGTATTTTGGTCAATAACTTGCTTAGGCATTCCGTACTGATATTGGAAGAATAACTTTACCGCCCAATCTTTATGGTCTTCTAATGCTGCTACTAATGCCTCAAATGCTTTAGGCTCTAATGGCGATAGCTTCTCAACTAAAGATTGCTCTTCAGCCTTTGACTTTCTGCCAGCTCCTTCTCTTTTGCCTCCTCTTTGTTTCTCTTCCATATTAGTATTCATTATAAATTCTTCTGATTTCCCCAATATAATCTCTCCAACAAGAAGAGCATGAAGTAGATTCTAAGTTAATGTTGAAGATATTCTTATAAATGCTCGACAATTCCCTTTGAACTACTGGAGTAATTTGGCTTGGATTAGTTGCGAAGAACTCTTTTAAATAGTTGTAATCCTCCTCGTTTAAGCAATTTGGCTTTTTGTAAGGGAATATCTTGTTAAGCTTCTCTTTGCGCTCATCGCATCCGCAATCTAAACCAGTAATCTCGCTAAATAATTCAACTGCTTTTTTAATACCAGTTGCTTCGGTAAGCATTTCTATCGAATCGCCTAACCCTTTTGGTTTTCTTTTTCCCATGATTTAATTTTTTCTTTGCAATTTTTAATAGTATTGTAAACTGACATGAATCCAATATTAGTTCTTCTTGCTATTTCTCTCATACTTACTCCTGATTCTACCCATAAACGAAATAACATTTTGTCATACCATTCCCAAGTATCTATAAAGTCGTTGTAAGGTTGAGTTAAATCAATTAAGTCAATCTCTTCAACTAAAGACATTTCATATTCTACTTCTTTTGTAATTGGTAGCATTTCAATTTTCTTACGATGCAAATCCATTGTTAAGGATCGTAGCGTAAAGTAAAAGTATGCCTCGTTTATATCTTTTTGAAAAACTTTAATGTATGCCTCTTGCACTATATCTTCGGCGTATCTCAATTCGCCAAACTTTTCCACCACACGAATCCAATGCCTATGCTTCGAGTATATGTGATTCATCGTAGTTTATAAAGTTCTTCAACGGTAAGTTTCCAATATACTCTATCGTCTTCTTTCAAACGATTCTCAAGTATTAACTCGCATATAAGCAAAGCAAGTTCGATTGCATTGGCTCTATCTCTGCAAAAGAAATTTGCATGATTACAAAGGAAAGCAGCTCTCTCTTCAGGTTTCATATATCTCTTTTTTATATAAACGAAAAAAGTATCGTTTTATCCTTTAAATTTTGATAACTCGTGATTAAGATACCAAATAGCTTTCTCAATGTCTTGCTTTCTATTGCCTTTCCTATCTGCTCGCAAGATATACTTGATAGCATTACCCAACTCAAAGTTTAATGAGTAGTCGTTAATGATGTCAATTACCTCAAATTTTTTACCCTTATAATGTTGAGGATGATTAACCATATCTTTAACTTCACGAGTCATTTCAAGTAAGGTCAGGTCTAAGCCATTAAAATTCGATTCCATCTATTCCGTAAGATTTAAGTAATAAATTCATTTGAGTATTTAAGCCTTCGTGTTTTACTTCGTCCATATCCGACATTTGTATTCCAATTCGGAATAACTTAATCATAATGTTTCCAGCTTCGACGTGTTGGTCAACTGCTTCAGCGGAGGCTTGCTTTGAGTAAAGTCTATCAGTAATTGATTCAAGCTCCTTTAGTACCGCATTGCTTTTAAACTTTAGGCTTTGCTTGTTAAAGATGTTTTTTCTAAAGTCGTTGTCTATGTGGTCAATTAAAGCATTAGTTAATCCCGCATAGATTACAATTGTTTCTCGTTCAGTTAGTTTCATATTTGATTTGTTTAAAGTTTTGCTGTCTTTCTAGCTGTCAGCCCAGTACATCTCAAAGATTTCGGGGGACTTAATTAAATAATGATTAATTATTTTTCTTTAATAAAACACTTGAATTTTAACTTGTAAACTTCTCCATCATTTGCTTTTTCTATTTCAAATAAATTAGATTGAAACATTTCAAAAATAATTCTTTCTCTTAAATTATTATCAATATGCTTTTCAATTAAATCATCATTTGATTCTTTTTTAAATCTTTCTTTAAAATCCAATAAGGCACTTGTTTTAGTCCATTCGGATTCAAAAATTACTTCTTTAAAATTTTCCATTTTTTTTAATTTTTTAAAAAGTCCTTTATTATTTTCGTTTGTAAAAATACAACTTTTTGGTTATATCCTTCTAAGTTTAATAATCTTTCTCGCTTGACATCCAAGCACTTATGCAAATCATTTACAATTATGCCTCCGCCAAGATTAATATTAAACTGGTTAGGCTTTGCCAATTGCTCATTGATCCAAGATAGGGCTTGTTGGTAATTCGATGGTAAGAGTTTCTCTGAACTTGTCATGTTGAGCTTTGTTAATCTTTACATATCCTCTCCCTTTTAAAAATGATTCGATGCGATCCGTGTCAGCTCCTAATAGCCATCTCTTCTTACCTTCTTGCGAATAATGGTCATGAAATAGTTTATCGTAATCTATTTCAACGTAGATGGTCTTATCTGCTGACCGATAGTAATGCTTTCTTGCTTTTGCCATATTGATATAAAATGATTATTCAAGTTCGTAAATAAATATTTCTACTCTTGGATTCAATTTATCTATTTCTTTTGTCATTTGCAACTGCCAGCAGTTACGGTCGTTCTTAATAATTCCCGATGTCTGCAAGCAATCTAAGATTACTTTAGCTGCATTGTCCAAGTCTGACCTATTCGATTGGAAGCATACCTTCATTGTAATGCCGAACTTATCATTAAATTCTTGCAATACCTTTTTTGCTTGCCAAGCAAATGCCTCCTCGTATTCTCTTAGCTCTCTTGATTTAAACAAGCGATTGTTAGCTATGCGATAGCCATTGCTTTTACTTGGAACTTGTCCTTTAATTGTTAGTAACATTGCTAAATATGGTCTGCTAATGTGATTAATCTCTCTGTACCTTTCTCAACATTTCTTGCGTATCTCATTCTGTCCGCTGGATACATAGAATAAAAACCTCTGCTGGAAATATAAACTCGTGATTTTCTTTGGCATTTATCGCAAGTGTAATGAATGCTTACTTTGTTAGGGAAAGCATCAAACATATCTTGAACTCCTTTTAAATCGTTAATATGATTGCACCACTGACATAGTAAATTGTGGTCTTTTACTAAGCTCCAAGTTTTTCTTTCTCTTCTATTTGCCATAAGTTTCGTAGTAATATTGTTCACCTGTATATTCATCTACAAAAAAATTACCATTAGATTTAAAACCACCACGATTTTTAATTCCGTGAGCATCAATTATCTGCTCTTTCTCCATTTGTTTGGCTTCTCTT